CACCCTGAAGCAAGGGTGCGCGCCCTGTCAGACTTTTATCGCGGAGATGCGCAAGAGCATTTTGCGGAATCGCAACGCGGACTCGCGCCTCAACGCATGCGAGAAATTTTCTCGCGACACTGGAGTGATGGTGCATCTCGATTCGATATCTGAGAAGCGCGACGATCTCCCGGACCATTGCTGGCTGAAGATAAAATGATTTTCCGTTGGCACACTCCTTTTCGTTATGCCGCTGCGCAGGTGCGCAGGTTGTTCGCATGGATGCTCGATTATGAGACCACCGTCACGGACGCTGAATGGGGCGACCGGCGCAAGACATGCGAGCAATGCGAGGAATTGGTAGACGAGCAGTGCCGGATTTGCACCTGTTTCGTGGACGCAAAGACCTTTCTGGCTCTGGAGCAGTGCCCCAAGCGCAAGTGGAAACGCATCTGGAGGCGAAAAAGTCAATGACAAATCTCCGTAAAAACACCACAATTTAGTAGAGTTATGGCAGACCAAAAAAACTTGGCGCAAGATGGGCTTATCCAGAGCCCGGCGTTAAATGCGTCAGGTGAGCCTACCCAGCGCAGCATCAAAGATGTCTTTATGGCCCAAGAGGTTGTGAAGACCATCATCGCCGCCAACCGCGAGCGCCAGATCGTCAACGGCCGCATTTTGGCCAAGTATAACGCCGAACGTCCTTACAGTTCCGCCCGGCTACATGCCGAGGGGTTGGGCTGGAAGCAGAATTTTACCACGAAGCCGCTCCCGAGCATGATCGAAAAGGTCGCGCCTCGGTTTGTGCGCGCCGTCGCCGCTCAGAAGTATCTCACCAACTCATCCCTCTCGTCCCGCTGGGAAAATGCGGTCGAGAAGACGGAGATGTTTCGCGAGCACATCACCAAAACGATCCGGGCGCGCAAGGGCTGGACGACTTTGGTTGAGGACATCGCGTTCACCAACGCGCTGTTCGGACATTCGGTCCCCGCGTGGCTCGATGAGTTCACATGGTTTCCGAAGACGTTCGCGCAAGACGAAATTTATCTCTCGGACGGCACCAAGCAGCTTCCTTCCACCTCTCAGGTGGTCGTGCTTCGCGAAACTTTCATGCCCCACGAGTTGTATGCCTACATCAAGGACAAAGAGGCAGCGGAGACCGTTGGTTGGGATATCGCAAAAACCATCACTGCGATCAATAAGGCGTCCCCGAATCAAGTCCGCAATGCGTTAGGTGACGGCACCTCGGAGACGTGGTATCAAAATGCCGCGCGCGAGTTGACCCTTGGGGCTTCCTACATGGGCGGCGCGAGCGTGGTTGTGGTTTACTCTCTGCTCGTCCGAGAGGTTACCGGCAAGGTCTCGCACTATCGTTTGGCCGGGAACGAGTATGATCTCATTTTCGAAAAGGAAGACCGATTCAATAGCATGGACGACTGCGTAGCATTTTTCGCATTCCAAAAAGGTAATGGCACGATGCACGGCTCAAAGGGCGTTGGCCGGGACATCTACGAAATGGCCGGGATGATCGACCGCACGCGCAATGAGATTGTGGATCGCTCCATCCTCTCCGGCAAATCAATTTTCCAAGGCGACATCAAGCAGATTCACAAGTTCAAGATGAGCGTCGTCGGCGCAGCCCTCATTGTCCCGCAAGGCTGGACTTTGCTGGAGCAAAAGATCGATGGTAATGTGGAGGACTTCGTCAGACTCGATGCGTTTTTCGGGATGATCGTGGATCAGTTGATCGGTTCGACCTCGCCGCCCAAGATCGAGGGCGAAGCTTTCCGCTCCCCCGCTGCCGTCAATCTTTACGCTCAGCGCGAGGAAGAACAGCAGGACGTTCGTATCGCTCGTTTTCTGGAGCAGTTCGTCAGTCTCGTCGGCACGATGCAGCGTCGTTTGTGCGACAAGGAAACAGTCGAGGATGATGCGAAGGCGTTGCAAGAAGAATTGCTCGAGCACATGAGCCGCGAAGAACTGGACGAACTCGCTTCGCAACCTGTGGCCGGGACGGTCACTGATCTTACCCCGTTGCAACGTCAATTGATTGTGTCGTTGGCAGCGGAGAAACGCGGCAATCCTCTTTACAATCAGCGCCAACTTGAAGTCGAAGATTTGACAGCGCGTTTAAACCCCGAGTTCGCCAAGCGTGTGCTGCTGCCGGAGAATGACCCGACCGTCCAAGCGGAGCAGCAACGGTTGCAGCAGATGGAACTGATGCTGATCCAGTCCGGGGCGCAGGTCCCGGTCAGTCCGCGTGATAATCACATGATCCACCTCGACATGCTGATGCCTGTCGCGGAGCAACTTGCGGGCTCGATCATGCAGGGTCAGGGCGAGACGGAGCAACTCGAACCGATCATCGCGCACATCATGGAGCACTACAATCGCGCGTTGGAGCAGGGCGTTCCGAAAGACAAATTGAAACCCGTCGCCGATCTCGTGAATAACGCGGCGAAGGCAATCGAACAACTCAAGCAGCTTGACCAGCAAGCCGCAGACCTCCAGCAGCAGTCGTCACAGCACGACGCGGAGGAAGCAATCATCGAACAAGAAGACCAGCAATTACAACCCCCAACAGTGTAACCCCATATCACCCCTATGGAAATCACCCTCGACGAAATCACATGGCATTCCGATGACCGCCTCGCGCTCGCGAATTTTTTGAGCGGTCCAACTGGAGTTAAATTTCTGCCCAAGCTGGCGGAACTAGCTCCGACGCTTTTGGCTGAAGGCGAAACCAACAAAGTTCTGATCCGCGCGGGCACGTTGCTCGGCACACAGGAAGTGATTCGGAATATTTTGACACTGGCCCGGCCCGAACCGGCTGCGCCCCAAACAGTTGAAAGCTTACCGGACCTTTTGGACGATTCTAAATGGGACGGTGAAAAGCTGAACCCAGCTAAGTAATTTTTATGGCGGACGAAAACACCCCACCCAAACCGGACTTGGAAACGGACCCAAGTAAGATCAACGCGGAAGTCGCCGAGAAGCTTAAGGCTCAGGATATCTCGGGACAGTCGCTCGCACCAAAAACAGGCGTTCACCAAGATACCGGCGACGCACTCGACGACATCCTGAAGCAAGTTCAGGGGAAGACCGAGGAATCGGACGAAGCGAAAGCTGAAGCCGAGGCTAAAGCCGCCGAGGAAAAAGATGCCAAAGAGAAGGCGGCTGCCGAAGCGAACGACCCGGCCAAACAAGCCGAGAAAGAAGCCGCTGACAAAGCCGCTGCGGAGAAGCAAGCCGCAGAGAAGGCCAAGGCGGACGAACTTTTTAAGGACACGCCCTCACTCCCGCAAGGCGCGAGTCCCAAATCCGCCGAGGCTTTTGCCACGGTGAAGATTCGTGCTGCGCAGGAGATCAGCGCGCGCGAGCAGAAGATCGCCGCCCTCGAAGCCGAGAAGAAGGAACTCGAAGCGAAGGCTGCACAGGCTGGAAAACTTCCTCCCGAGGTGGAGACCGAAGTGAAGGCCCTCCGCGAATGGCGCGCCAAGCTGGACATCGAGGCGGACCCGAAGTTCAAGGAAAACGAGAAGACCATCGCGAACGCCGCTGAGTTCATTTACGCGCAGCTTCGCAAGCACAAGCAGGTCGATGACGGTGTCATCAACGAAATCAAAAAGCACGGCGGGCCTCACAAGGTGAAGCTCGATGCCGTTTTCGCCGAGATCAAGGACCCAACGTTGCAGCGCATCGTGGAGTCTCGCATCGCGGAGATGGTCAACTTGGAATACAACCAAGAGCAGGCCAAGGCCGCTGCGAAAGCGAACGTCTCGGAATATATGGCGGCGCGCCAAAAGGAAATCGAATCGACCGCCTCGCAGCACAATGTGGATACGGAGAACCACCTGAAGCAGCATTTGCCGAAGTTGGAATTCATCCAGCAGCGTCAGGTCCCGGCTGGGGCCGACGAGGCGACGAAGAAAGCCATCGAAGCGCACAACAAGACCGTGACGGAAATCAATCAGCACATTCAGGAGGCGACAAAAGACGACTCCCCGGAGATGCGCGCGATCATGATTCTCGGCATGGGCAAGTTGCTGTATCTTCAGCCGCGTTACGAGTCCGCGAAGGCTCGTATCACGGACCTTGAGAAGCAACTCAAGGAAGCGACCGATAAGATCGCGTCGTTCAAAAACGCCAGCGTCTCTCGTTTGCGTGAATCGGCGGTTCCGCCCGGTGGCAAGTTGCCCGATGCGGAAAAGAAAGCTACCATCCACACCCGGACTGGTGATGCGCTTGACGAAATCATGAGTCAGGTGCAGGCCGAAAACGCCCGCAAGTAATATGAGCACCGATACCCTCAACCGGGGTATCGGCATCGCACCAACGGCGATTCCAGTGTCGGATTCTTTTCGTCCGCTGACGCAGAAGGTGCTGCTGATACTTCCGTCTTACAAGTCAGTGTCGCCGCTGACGACGGTCTGTATCGCGCACCTGTCCGACCGCCGTCGAGTGGGCCTGATGGCGAATTGGGACGATGCCTTTGTGGCGCACACGCGTAACAACTGCGCGCGCGAGGCGCTCAAGACCCAATTCGATTGGTTTCTGTGGATGGATGATGACATGATCGTGCCGTGCGGGCATGCGCCGTGGTTTAAAGCCTACTGCGGCTGGCCAAAGTTCCCGGACAAGTTCGCCGGGCTTAATTCCATCGACCGTTTACTCTCCCATCAGAAAACTGTGGTGGGCGGACTCTATTTTGGTCGTCGTCCCGGCGCGGGTCCGGTCTACGCGGAGGGAATGTCGATCAAATCCGAAGCGGATTACGCGCGCACAGGCCCGCACGACCTCGTGAAGCCCACAAACTGGGTGGGATTTGGTTGCACGCTCACTCACCGCAGCGTTTTCGACGACATCGTGAAGAAATATCCGGCACTCAATGGTCATTGGTTCACCAGTAGCGAGCACCGGCTGCTCGAAGATGTCGATGCCACCGTGAAAATGCTCGGCGAAGGTCCGATGGACGGTGAAAAAGCCCTGAAGGCTTTGCAAATGTTGGAAAACGCGCAAGCGCACGCGACAAAAGTCTCAAATATGGGCGTGGGAGAGGACGTAATTTTCTGTCGGCGCGCCCGCGAGGCTGGACATCAGGTCTACGTGGACATGGGGCTCGTCTGCGGGCACGTTGGACATCGAGTTTACCCGGAAAATTTATGGCAGTAAAGATTCCTGAAAATTTTTACGTCTTCGGGCACCTAGAATTTGGTGATGCGCTCGTGCTGAACGGGCTCATCCGCGTTTTGGCGCGCAAGCACGCTCGTGTGAAGTGGATTACAAAAACCGACTACGTCCGTGCTGTGCGCGCCACTATTGAAGACGTGCCCAACGTGCAGGTTCTCGCCGCAATCGACTACGAGGAAGTGAAAAGACGGTGGATTCCCCAGTGCCCGAACAGTCTTTGCCTCGGATACTTCAATCAGCTTGGATTCAACGAAGCAAAATGGGACAGCGAGATGTATCGGCAGGCAGAAATTCCCTTCGACACACGGTGGACGGAGTTCCGGCTCCCGGCGCGACTCGTGCGCGGGTGGAAAGAGCCCAAAAGGAACATCGCACTCGTCCACGAGGACTACGACCGGAATTTTTTGATCCGGCCCAACGCTCTGCCCAACGATCTCGAAATTTTTCGCATCAACAAGCGCCCGTCCATCCTAGATTGGATGCCGGAGATACTCGCCGCGAAGGAATTGCACTTCATCGACTCATCCTTCTTGAACTTGGCGGAGTCGATGCACGCGATGGGCGTTCTTCCCAACACAGCATTGGTATTTCATCGCTACGCGAAACAATACCCCGGCCACTCGCGCTGGCCAGAGTTGCGCGGCCCTTGGAGGATCATTGATTGAAGTGGCTATTGATTACTACACTGGGAACGAATCCCGGCGACGAGTTCGCTCGCATCGGCGTCCAAAATCTCATTCGAGAGGTGGACAAGGGTGCAGAGTTCGATCTGTTGAACAAGGAAAACCCGGAACACTACTGCCCGCGCGATTTCGACCGTGCAGTGATCTGCGGCATGCCGCTGTTTTGGGCGACGGAACAGGATAATTATGACATTTGGTGGTGGGATAAAATATTTGAAGACTGGATTGCGAAGGATCGTCGTAAGCTTATGGCACTGGGCGTTGGTCACGTCTTGCTCGACGACATTCCAAACTTTGCGAAGTATGTTTTTTCGATCAATTACGTGATCCAGAAAGTGTGGAAGCTGACGACGCGCGAGCCAGTCTTTGACCATCCTCAAATCATCGAGAGCATTTGCCCCTCGGCGTTTGCGATCCGTCAAGGGTTGGGGCACAAGCGGCTTTGTAATTTTATGATGGACGGAGGGCACTTCGCACACGCAGCGTCGGAGAAAGAAACAAAAGCGTGGATGTCAAAGCAGCAAACCATTTTCGCAACGCTTTGGAATGCTGGGTTCGATTTCGTCGCACACACTAGGGGAGAGCGACTTCTAGCACATGATCTTGGGTGGAGCGACAGTCGGATTCATCATTATGAGAAGCCGGAGGATTATCTGGAACTCTATTCGAATGCGGCACAGTATTTTGGGCATCGGCTTCACGGCGCAGCAGTCGTGGCAGCAAGGGGCGCGCCCTCATGGGGGATCGCATATGATAGTCGAGTCAAGATGGTTCGGCGGCTCGGCGGGTGGGCGTGTCGCCCCTCAGAATTTTCTATCGACGAATTTCGCGATTGGATTAATGGGGCATATGCGTGGATTCCGCAGGGCGCTTTTGACCTTCGCGCTGAGAAGCATCGGCTGGTTAACCTCCTGAAGGAATTCGCATCATGAAAAAAGGCGTCATCGCAATTCAATACTGGCGCGGCGACATCGACAAGGCCATGCGCCTCGCTCGACTCATCGCCGACCTCGAACCCACACGACGCGACGATATCGATTTCGTGTTCATCGCGCGGGCGGATTGTGACCACGACGAAGCGGCAGTGCAGTATGTGTCCCGGAAGTTTAACGTCCGAAAACTGAAATGCGTCGCGCGCGCGGCTGGGCACCCATGGGGCTGCTGGGTCCTGTGGTATTCGCTGATGGAGTGGTTCTACTTGGGGCGTCAGTCCGGGAAGCTGCCGGAGTATAAGTGGATTTTCCCGTTCGAGGCGGACTGCATCCCGATCTCCCACACGTGGATTAACGAGTGTCACGATGAGTTCATGCGTTTAAACACCTCGTTGGTTGGGTCCGAGACTTTCCACTGGCAGCATCATCTGAACGGGAATTTGATGGCTACAAGTAATTTAGATTTTCTCCAATGGCTGATCCGCAGCGTGACGGTCACGGGGGTCCCGCGCAAAGAGCCGTGGGATATCTATTTGTTCCCCAAGTTCACCCAGTGGGGCGTTGGATTCTCGTCCAAGATCATCAATCGGTGCGGACAACGCACCATGGAGCAAAAGGAATTTGACTGGCTCCGCACTCACGGCTGGGCATTCGTCCACGGCGTGAAAGACGACAGTCTTTACCACTGGGCTCGCACCGCGCTAATCGGGCGTTGACACTTTTTTCCCCCCGGCGCACCGTTTAGTGAAGCCTTATCGCTCCGAAGTGGCGTCGCCGGAACGGCCTACGCTTGTTGGCCCCAAGCAAGTGAATCATCGCCCTGCGAGAGAGGTTGTGTTTTCCCTCGCCCGGCTGGAGCACGGTAAATTTGCTCCGATTGAAAGGCCAAAATGGCATTTTTCTGTGACGATCCGAGCGCAATCTCGGACGTAGCTAGTAAAGATACGAACCGCATTGTCGGGACTATCGCGAAGACTCTGGCTGCGAATTCTCCTTATATGAACGTGATTCAAGGCGGGACCTTCCCCGCTGGAGTCTCTGACTCGATCCGTTCCGTCGTGCAAATGCAGGCGGCTCCCGGCGACTCTCTCGCCATCCCGACCTTCGTTTGTGAAACCGAACTCTGTGGTCAGGCCGGTCACCAAGACAAGACCGACACCACGGAATTCAACGTCCGGCTGGAAGGCTTCCGTGGGCGTGGTCCGAACATCTGCGTGAAGCAGGGTTACGCCGCGTTCAAGGGCAGCTATTCGGTTGCCGAGGACTCTCTGAAGCGACTGGTGACCCAGTATGCCAACGCGGACATCCGCGCGCAACTGTATCTCCGTTCCGCCTCGAAGTTCGTGGCGAACGCTGACTGGGACTTCGACTCGCTGTTTACCGGTGGTTCTGAAACCGATCTCGGCGTGAAGTTCTTCCCGCAGCTTCCGAACGGTCCTATGACGTTCAAAGCGTTGCATTACATCGCCCGCTACCTGAAAGAGGTTCTGTTCGGCGACTACTACAGCGACGGCAGCTTCCGCTTCATCGGCGGCACTGATCAGATCGAATACTTCCGTGCGGAACTGAGCGCCGACAATGCGTCTGCGATCAACGTCCTCACGCAAGGCAGCTACCAGCTTGGCAAGGAAATGCTCACCGCCTACGGGTTTGAGTCGTCTCCTTCCTACCGGGGCATCTCCTTCGGTCTGGACCAGCGTCCTCTCCGGTTCAACACCATGACGAATGGCGTTCCGAACCTGATCAACCCGGTGACCACTGTGACGAACGCGTCCAAGGGCACCGCGTATGCCAAAGCGAATCCCACGTGGCTGCAAGCCAGCTACGAAATCGGCGTTTTCATCGCTGACGGTTCGTTCGAGCGCCTCGTTCCCGAGCGGTATGTGGGCGAAGGCAGCTTCAAGTTCGCGCCCCAGTTGCACATGGGCGAACTCGAATGGCACTACCTCAAGGATAACGAGTGCAATCAATGGGGCGACTTCGGCTGGCACAAATACCAGATCAGTCGCGCCTATCGCCCGCTGCGCCCGCAGCACATCATCCCCATCGCTTACAAGCGTTGCCCGGCAGACCTCGGTCTGGTCGCGTGCTCGGATGAGGTGACTCTGTCGAGCTACACCGGTGCGGACACCTTCACCACGGTTGGGGTGTGCGAGGAAGAAGCCTAAGCGAAAGCTTAGTCTGATTCTAAGCAATCAGGTGAACACGGGGAGTGGGTCGAAAGCCCACTCCCCTTTATCGAAAGAAAAATATGATCAACCTCATTCACTCCCTGATTGAAAAGGTCACCGGACTTTTCCGGTTGGAAGAATTCAAGATCGGCGTGGTTGTCACCGGTAATGTTTCCGGCGCAGTCGCTCAAGGCGTAGCAGAGGCCACAAAAACTCCTGCTGAGAGTGTTGAGTCATGGCTGCGAATCGCACTGCTCGTCGTTCAAATCGTGATCGGTATCGCAACTGCCATCTACGTGATCCGGCGCGTGAAGTCCCCTAAGAAACCCAGCAAGGACCTTCTCATCATCGGCGGTTTGACGTTGGCCCTCGCGGCAAATGGTTGCGCGCTCGCGCAGAAGGGTGGCTCCAGTGGTTTTCGAACCCCGTCCGGCTTGTCCGGCGAAGTGAAGCAGTCGGAAAATCCGAAATCGGATACGACTCAGAATTTGTCCCGCATCACCCGGGAATTTTTGCCTGATGGCAAGGTGGTTGTGACCGAGGAAAAACTCGACACAAAGATCGGTGCAGCCCAAAAAGATTTCGCCGCCGAGACGCGCGCGAAGCTTTCCTCCCTCAAGGGAGTCGTGTGGGTGGGCATCGCGTTATTTGTTTTTGGCGCAGCCTCGTTGGTCTGGCCCCCTCTCAAGGTTATCGTTGGCAGCACAACCACGAGCCTTGTTGCAAGTGCGGCGGGGATTGCGCTTATCATGTTGCCGTCGCTCATCGTCGGCCACGAAATTTTAATTCTGTGCATCGGCGTCGGCGCTGTGTTCGCATATTGGTTCGCACACCGGCACGGAGAACTGAAAGGAAAACTCCATGTCCTGTCAAAGTAATTGCGGGGATAGCCCCTGCCAGTCGTCCGAGACGAACACAGTCGATTGCGAATCGCTGTCATCGCAGATTGCCAATTTCACGCAGCAATTTTTCGGCGACGTAGTCAAGACCGAGGTGAACGGTGAGATCGTTTGGTCTCTGCCGTGCAGTCTCGATATCGGTCTCGAAAATAATCCTCGCGCCGAGGGCGAAGGGCTCGCCTGCTATTTTCTGCGCCTGTTCAACGAAGGGATTATCGGCGCAACGGGTCCGCAGGGTGCGGCTGGTGCGGATGGTGACGACGGGGCCAACGCCTTTACTGTCGTGCTGGCCAGCTTCACGCAACCGAATCTCGGCGCACCGAACATCGTCATCTCGACTCTCTACAATCCGGCGATCCTTGAAGGACTCTACGTTTTCATTCAAAACTCGGGTTGGTATCTGGTCACCGCGAAGGACGGCTCTGGCACACTGTGGTTGACGCTCGTCAAGGCGGTCAGCAGCCCACCCGTTACGGTCACCACGGGCAAGTTGGTTGTGCCGTCCGGTTTTCCCGGGCAGAGTATTGTCGGCCCACAGGGGATTCAAGGTCCACAAGGCGATCAGGGCGATCCCGGCGAATCGCACACGGAAACGAATGGTCAATACCATGCCACGGTTGGGACGGACTATGAACTCACCGTCACGTTTGCTGCGGTGGACTTCGTCAACTCGTCCGCGCGTCTGCTGCTTCCGACCGCAGGCACCTATCAGATCACAGTCTCAACTCAAATGATTGGGTTGACCGGGATCGTGGATTCGGACATCGTCTATCTTCAGTTGCGCGATACCGTCCCGGCGACGTTGGACGGCTCTCAGTTTGAAACCTCCGAGATTTCGGAAGACGAGAATCGTGTTGTTAGCTTTACGGTCATCTACACATCTTCTGTGGACAATGAGGAAGTGCGGCTCCAAGCGAAATGCACCACGGGTGCGCGCGTTAACATCATCGCCACTCGGACTACGATGACTTATGTCAAACTCGCCTAAGTATGACGGTGAAGGTTTGTCTTCGGGTTCGGCAGCACCGGTGCGGGTCAAGACCGCTCCATGCGCTCCGCCGAAACTGACTGGGTTGCCCGCAGGGTCTTGTGATCCCGCTGTCGGCGGCGATAAGACGGTTCATACTCCGGGGTATGTGTTAGGTATTAACAACGGCCCCCTAAACTTTGGGGATTGCGACATCTGGCAGGATGACGACAATCAATTGGTGAAGGAAGCCAACAACGACTACATCTGTATTGACAACGCATGAAAACGAGCGAAATCCCGACATGGGAACAAGCGATCCCGGCAGGTGAAGGCGAAGTAATCGCGACGGTGGAAATTTCCCCCGGCGTTCGGCGGCTTCGTCGCGTTCCGCCCGAGTTCGTTGGTGCGCAAGGCGTGCAGGGTCCGCAAGGCGTGCAGGGCGTGCAAGGCGTGCAAGGAATTCAAGGTGTCGCCGGTCAGGATGCGGGACAGCGGTATACTTATTCCGCCTTAACAGCTTCCTCTGATCCCGGAGTTGGCAAACTGCGGTTTAACAATGCGAACCCTAATCTCGCTACTAGCCTCTACGTCTCGGAGACAGATGCGGACAGTAATGACCTTGAGTTTTACTTGAATCTGTGGACGACCGGTTCGTCTACAGTCAAGGGCACTCTGTTTATTCACAAAGAAGGTGACCCGTCCACGTCCGTTGCGATGAACGTTGTTGGAACCCGTCTCGACAACGGCGCGTGGGATACGTTCTCGGTTCTGCCGTTTGCATCTAACGGTTCGTTTGTGGACGGCGACACGCTGGTTTTGAATTTTACCTTCACGGGTGACCAAGGCGACACGGGTGCGGCTGGCACAAATGGAACCAACGGCACTAATGGCACGAACGGCACTAATGGTGCGGACGGTGCGGATGGCGCAAATGGCGAGAATGGTCGTCCGGGCGGCGCGGTTGCGTTCCCTTACGTCTTCAACACGAACAACTCGACGAATCCGGGCTCGCAGGAAATCACGTTCAATGATAATGATTTCGGCGATGTTACCGACATTTATGTAAACAAGACGGACGCGGAAAATAATTTCAATGACGACGCTCTAGGGCTCCCCGATACCGCAGGCGATTTGATTTTCATCTACAACAAGGATGCCGTTCCTCTTTACGGTATTTTTGAAGTCGTCAGCCATTCGGTTGCGGGAGCCCGGCACCACTACGTTGTGACATGCGTGGCCACGAGCGGTGGGAATTTTGCGAATGCGGACAATATCGTTTGGACCTTCCAAAAGAAGGGCGCGACTGGCGCGACTGGTTCTCCCGGTTCTGGCGGAACTGGCGGTCGTGAAGCTGGCATCAAGTATTCTTACAGCACGAATACCGCCAACTCTGATCCCGGCTCCGGGTTCCTGAAGTTCAACAACGCGACGCTTGCCTCCGCTACTGCACTCTTTATTTCTGAGACGGATGGTGACGTGTTGTCCCTCGGCAACTATCTCGCGACGTGGGATGACAGCACTTCCACGATTCGTGGCGTGCTCACGATGCGCAAGGACTCGGACGCCTCAGTGTTCGCCATTTTTCAAATTACTGGCAATCGCACCGACAATGGCGCGTGGGATGCGTTTTCAGTAACGCACGTAGCATCGACTGGGGTGTTCGCTAATAACGATGTCGTAAAGGTTCATTTCTTCCCGACTGGTGATAAGGGCGATACCGGCGCGACTGGGGCAACTGGTGCGACTGGCGCAGCCGGTTCGAACGGTTCGAATGGGTCCAACGGGACGAACGGTGCGGATGGCCGGAATCAGGGTCTCAAGTATACTTACGATACGACCACGACCGCAACTGATCCCGGTTCCGGCAAATTGCAATTTAATAATACCACTCTCCTGTCCGCGACGGCGCTCTACATCTCGGAAACGGATGGAGATGCAAACGCGTTGGCGGCTTACCTCGCGTCATGGGACGATTCGACTTCCACGATTCGTGGGACTCTCACAATGCGGAAGGACAGCGATCCTTCGGTGTTTGCAGTCTTCTCCATTAGCGGGACGCTGACGGATAACGGATCGTGGGATACTTTCACTGTGGCGGGAATCGTGTCGAACGGTTCCTTCAGCGATAACGACATCGTTAAGGTGAACTTTATCCCGAAGGGTGATAAGGGCGATACCGGCGCGACCGGCGCAGCCGGTTCAAACGGTGCAGCGGGCGCGGACGGAACGAAGCAATGGAACGTAGCCGTAGAGCGAGCGATTTATTTTTACAACGGCGGGACTACCAGCTTGGGGAATGCGATGACTTCTACGGCTTCTTCCGGCAATCCGGTTGCGGCCACTTCAACAAAATTGGAAGGTCGTGATCTTCGCACTTCTACGACGCTGAACAACTCAGCATTCTATGAAGCCCCATCAACGAGCACGTTCTTTTTGAGTTATAAGATGACATCGGTCATCCTGTGTAATTTGAATGAGACATCGGGAAATCGATGTTGGATTGGTTGGGCTGCGAATACGGGTGCTACCCTGTTCGGAAATAATAGTGACACGCCGGGGACGACGTTCGTTGGGTTTCGGTATTCAGCCGGAACTGATTCGGAGTGGAAGGTCGTCACGTATGATGGCACAAATTTGAACGTCTTCACGACGGGCGTGAACGTTTCCACAACCACCACGCAGGATTTTCGTATCGAGTGGGAGAACGGCGGTTCTGAAGTTCGATTCTATATCAATAATACTTTGGTTAAAACGGCGACGGTGCAACTTCCTGCTTCCGCGACTGCGATGCGCTTCGTGGCGGGTGTGAAGAACACCGTGGGTGGCGCAGGCACTGCGCGGCAGATGAATTTCGCCGTGATCAAGTATTTGGAGGGTATCGTCAACCCCTAAAAAACCGCACCTTTTAGTATATGAAGATGAATCTCAACATCAAACTCGGCGAACCTATGAAAGGGCCATCGCCTCTCGGGCCGGAGGACCCATATTATCCTTCGATCACCTTTCACGAGGATGAGCCGCTGGACCTTCCCAAAGAAGGGCTGATGGTAATTCGGTATAAGAAAGCCCGGAGCACCGAGGAAAAGGACGGCTCGTATTCTTGCACCGTGGAGGTTCAGGAGATCGTCTCTGTTGAGGCCAAGAAAACTGAGGCCCCGAGCAAGCGCGACAAGTCTGCTGAGGAAGCCCTCGACGCGCACATGGCCGCTCGCGAAAAAGAAAGCTATTAATATGTTTCGGGTTGCCGACGTAGAAGAAGAAGCCCGCAAGATCATCGGGGTCTGTGACGACACCAAGCTGTTCCGATGGCTCGGTGACGCGGTCACGATGATTGCGAACAAGGGCGAGTTCGAGGGATTCAAGGCGTGGCTTGATATCTGCACGTCCGGCGACGACCGTTGCATCACGCTCCCTCGCGAGGTGGAGACCGTCATCGCGGTGAACATCGGTGGACGCCCCACACTTGGCTACGGAACGCTTTTCAATTTTCATCTCAACGGTATGGGCGACTGTCGGTGTTCGTGCGATTGGTCGTGGCAAGATCAAGGCGCGTGGCACGTCACGTATCGCGATCTCAGCGAACCTCGCCGACTTGTTGCGCACCTCCAGACCGCTGATGACAACGGCAAAGAGTTGATCGTCTACGGATACGACACGAATGGAAACAAGCTGCGCCGACAGGTGGATGGCCAGTGGCTCGACGGCTATCAGGTCCCGACCATCTATGGCGTTGCAGTCCCGGACACAGAAGCGCCGACTATCGCGCGCATCACAGGAATTTTCAAAGCGAGGACCGCAGGCTCGGTCAAGCTGGTGACGGAAGACAACATCGTGCTCGGAGTGTATGAGCCCGACGAGGAAATTCCGCAGTTCCGGCGCATCAAGATCAATCGCGGTGCTTCGTGGGTGCGCATCGCATACATGCGCAAGAATCCCGTTTTCACCAGTCTGTATGATCACGTCCCACTCCGCAGCCGCGTAGGATTTTTGCTCGGCCTTCAGGCGCGCAAATATTACTCTAACGAAAAGTTGGCGGAGGCGCAGGCGTATGAAGTCAACGCTACGCGTCTGGAGTTGGAAGCGCAGAATAAAGTGGAACCGAATACGACCGTCAGCCCGATTCAGGTGATGGACGGTTCGGGTGCGCTCACGGACAAACATGACTACGACATTGTCTAATGCCCTCACAACCCTTTTACGATTACGACGGCTCGTTCTTCCGTGGGATGAAATCCGACACGGACCCCGCTCAGTTGCCCCTCGGGTATTACTGGTGCGGTGAGAACGTGATCAACGTCGGCGGTATGCCGGGCTGTCGCCCCGGCTATCGATGCGTCACCGAACTCCCGGACGGTAAGCTTCAAGGCGGCACTCTTTTTCGTCCCCAGTTTGGGGTGGAGCAGATTGTGGTCTGCATCTCTGGCGTGCTCTACGTCTCGGGCTGGCCCTTTCTCTCGTTTAAACAGATTCCCGGGGTCCTGATGTCTCCTTCGGCGAAGCAGGTATTCTGGTGTCAGACCGTTCAATCCGCCCGCCGAAAAACGACTGACTTTGCGTCGGCCATCGAGGTAATCGACCCGCGCAACGTGTTGATCATCCAAGACGGCGGCGAGACTGCCCCCGCATACTACGATGGGTCTCAGTCCGGCCACATCCGCGACAACGCATTCGAAACGCCGGTGGGCGGGCCGATGGCGTGGGTGGGCGACCGCCTATGGGTCGCGCATCGAAATTTTGTTCGCGCCAGCGATCCTGCCAATCCATTTTCTTTTCGTGAGGATACATATCTCGGCGGCATTAGCGCGTTTGCGTTCAAGTCGGAAGTGACCGGTCTTGCGGTGACTCCGTCATCCGACACTCCGAA